AGGAATTATGCTTTCATCATAACCTTTATTGTTATAATCATCTACACTTTCTATTTTTGGTGTCGAACCTGCCCCAACATAGGCATTCTTCATGTCAGCGTCTGTTGCTCTGACAACGTTTAAAGCACCACCGTATGCAAGGTATGATGCTGCAACCATCCAATGCTCGTAATGCTTATCCGTAGGATATGGTTCTCCGAAATTGTCAAGTAGGTCTTGTTCTGATTCAACCAGAACGGGTACATTTACAGGTCCCTTGGCAAATGGTGCAACAATAGCACCAGTCTTATCTGTGGCAGAATCGACTCTACCAATAGTTAAGTCAACCTCTTTTACTACAATTCCAGGAGATGCTAAATTTAGTGGCATCTTTATTACTCTCCGAGTCTCAGGATATTACTGAAATTATTTATTGAAACGCATATTTTCATTGGGGAAATGGTGCATGAACATCACCAATCTGGATATCCCCAATCACAAAAAGGTCTTTCCTTTCTATTTTTAACTATTCTTTGTATGGTACAAACTTTACATTCATATGAATATGAAGAAGGTAAAGTTCCTCTATTTTTACGTGTCAAATAAAAACCATCAATTAAATTTTTCATTTGACCACAAACTCTACACTTTCTATCTTGTAGTAGTAAATGACCTAAATTTAATTGATCATCAAGATCCATTACATATAATCCCACATATAGGATCTATCCCCATATTCATCTGTATGCCATCTATCTCCATCTGCATCAACAAAAGTGTCTTCCTCTAAACCAGTCTGAATAAAACCAAATGGAGCCATATCTTGTTCTATCTGATTCTTTTGTTCCTCATATATCCTCTTACGTACATCAGTATCAGTCATTTCACGAAAATAATCTTGTGCAACCAACCATGAAAATATAACAAGACACATTGCTAAGTCATCGTTACATCCCTCTTCTGCCTCGAATGAATTTGCTTTTTGTGAAAATGTAGTTAATTCTGAAATAATCTCATAATCTTGTGTGAGTATTTTATCATCTTCCAATAACGTTTTAAGATTACTACATCCTAACTTCTTAACTGCTGCTGTAGTTCTAACACCAAGTTGAGATTTCTTACCACTAAATCCAGATCCAACTATCTGTCCATTACGTCCTCTCATAGAACACATAAGAACATTTTCATATTCAAGATCATATTGAAGTATACTTGCAACTTGATCTCCTATATCATTTACCTCTATTAATAAGTACGCTTCATTATATCCTTTAGCAACATCATGTATAATACTAGGAAATAACATAGGTTTAATCTCATTATTCCTATATTTTGCTACTGTTCTATATGGAAACTCTGTAATATCAAAAACTATAAATGCTGAGTAATCATTACCCAATCCTCTAGCAACGTCAACTGTAATTATATAATTATGATCTTCTTTAGGTTGTTCATAGATATCAAGACCAGCATTTTTTGTAATTGGATCCTCATAAACTAAAGTTCTTAATTTAGTAGCACTAATAAGAGTATTAACAGATCCTAAGAACTCACACTCAAACTCAACCTTAAACTGTTGTTCTGATGTGTTTGCAATAGTTTGCTCTTTCCATACAGCATCTCTACCAGGAACTTCACTCCAATGAACATCAGTTGGTACATATTCACTCTTACCCTTTTCACTATCATGCCACATACGGTAAAAATGATTCATACCTCTTGGGGTAGAAACAATAATTACTTTAGTACTTTGTCCAGATGATATGGTAGGATAAACAGAAGCAAAGAAGTCATCGGCAATGTGATTTGGGATGAAAGCGAACTCGTCAAGAAATATGACATTATAAGATCCACCTCGGACAGCAGATGAAGAAGTAGAGTTTGACGAAATTTTTGATCCATTTTCTAATTCAAGAGAACCTTTATTCCAAGACACAATACCTTGTTGCATCCATGAAGGTAAATTCTCATATGCAAGTTGTAATCTACCAAGTAGATCTCTTGCAGTAGATGCTTTGTTAGCAAGTATTGCTATATTTACATTATCATTAAAAACTGCATAGTGCAACAAATAAGACACACACGTAGTAGACTTACCAGTCTGTCGTGGCATCTTACAGATATTGAATCTATTATTATGAAATCTATCAATTAACTTCTCTTGAAAATCGTACATATCAAAAGGAACCAGTCCTTCATCAAGAGAAACGATTTTTATATAATTTCTAGTAAAATATATGGGATCTTCCTTACACTTGAGGAATTCAACAACTTGATCCTCAGTAAATTCAATCTGGGTATTCGCCTTCTTTAGGTTAGGATTACCCAGATATACATCATTAATATTCATACCAAAAACCTAATTAGTTTGCGTAGGCAACTTTTGCTACTAATATTGTTGCAGCATTAGATGCAGCAGTAAGTGTGTCAGTTGGATCTTTCTCTACAAATATTACTTGACCATTTACAGCAGTAAAACTACCTATAGTAACACCAGCAGCAGTTTTTCTAGTAATTACTAATGCTCCAGAATGGCTATTGTAAAGCCTTACTACAGTCGCTGTATCAACATTAGAAGGGCTAGAAAGATTACCTTCGGCAGCTAAGACTTTCGTTAACATGATACTTTTCTTTATCCTTTATTGAGTTATTTAGCAGATCTAAATTGAGCAAAAGTCTTTTGTTCTGTCATTACCCTTGTTGTATCTGCAAATATATTTTGTCCTATTTTAATATTATGTTCTGTAAACCATCCTCTATTTACTTCTAAAGCATATAAAATTTCTGAATTTGAATAAACGGGAAGAAGATTATATGGTTCTAATTCTTTAATACTTTCAATTTTACCATCTTCAGTTATAAATGCTATATCAAGAGGTATCCTAGTATTTTTCATATGAAAAGATTTAACACCAACATCCTCAAAAACAAATAACATTCCACTATCATAGTCTAAACTTTCTCTAAACATCAATCCAAGATAAAAATCTGTTTGATTCTTAGGTACCTCTATATTAAGTGGTAGTGATATATTCACTTATTTTTACCCATTTCCTTTAACATTTTTTGTAGATCAGATGTACTACCTACAAATACTGCATTGTTAGTAACATTATTTGTAGTTTTAACAGCATCTTCATCAACTTCTTTAACTTTTTTCTGAAGATCTAATAACTTATCAGTAGTATCTGCAACAGACTTAATAATCTGTCCTGCAACTTCATATGCTCTTGGACTTGCACTTTCACCAGCAAGTTCCATTATACCGTTAAGAGATTCTTGTCCTTTCTCTATTAAAGAATATAAATTAGCACGAGTATATTCATAATCTTTAGTGACATCATCACTTACATTTTTGATAGCATCTTGTCTTTTTATACAACCACCTTCTGGTGTGTTGCTTACTTCTATGGTACTTGAAGTATTTAATGCTTCATCAATAGGGTCATAACTAGACATCGTATTCATCCTTATACATCAGTTCTTTGAGTAGGACTATAGGTTTTACCATCAGTAAAATCTTCTATTGTACCATCAAATCCAAAGTCATCATCAACATCAACTAATACATTATCTGCAGTACTTAATATATCAATAGAAGCATTTTCTAAATGAGATGCTGCAGTTGTATTATCCCATCCTCTCTTAACAACAATAGTAGTTCCATCTGGAATTTCCTTAACCTTCATAATCTCAGTATCAATAATAATTCTATTATCAATTGCTAGGTTAGAACTATCATTAATAGTTATTCTAGTAGTAGATTTAGCAATGTTCTTAGTTAAGGTTGCTGTATTATCATCATTATAATCCTTGAGTGCTTTAGGTGTAGCAGTATATCTTAATTCTCTCTTTGTACCAATACGTGTATCTGCAGCATAATCGACCTGAACCTTTTTGATAAGTCCTTCTGTAGAATCTGCAATTGGACCAAAGATATAAGTTTTAGCAGTAAAATTAAGTGTGTATATTAATGCTCTTCTAGTAGCATAGTCTCCTTCATAATCATCAGTAAATGATATATTATCAAGTACTACAGGTATATCTCTTTTTTCTCCAATTACATTAACTAAATCTATTGAAAGATTAAATGATGGTTGGAAATATGGTAATATTTGCTCAACAATTTGTAGTGCGTCATCATTTAACTTAGTCATTATATTTAACTCAAATCCAACATTATATGGAACTGGCATATAAACCTTTCTTAAATTAGTTCCATCAGATGCCTTAAAAGTTTGTGTTACACCTGCTTTTCTTGTTGAATCATATGAAATAGTATTAGTCTCAAATGACATTCTAGGAAGAGTCAATTGAGTTGCTCTATTTAAATCTTCTTGTTGTTCTAATCTTGCTAAGAATTTTTGCATTGGACCATATGCCAATGGAACTCTTACTTCACTAATAGATCTATCAGTACCATCCTTATGCCTGATACGAATATCATTAAATAAAGTACCAAAACCTATAACAGTCTTTCGTAATATTTCGTGATAAAAATATGTTCCTAACATTATACTTGTCCGAATGGATTAGATTGAGTGAAATCGAGCAACAGATCTGCTTCTGCCTCAATTTCATCGTTTGTATCATACTTATCATATATATCCCTTCCATCATATGTATCAACTGAATAATTTGCGGATGATGCAGTACCAACTATTTTCTCACCAGGATAGAAAGCAGAAATTGTAGTACCAATTCCTACATTAGTAACCTTAAGAATCTTAGTATCAACATCCCATCCTCTTACTTCAGCATTACATCCAGATGTTTGACCCACTACAGTTTCTCCATATAGATATGTACCAAGTCCAGATAAAGTAACTGGATCTGCAATAGTAACTGTTGGTGTTACAGTATAACCCATTCCTGGATTTGTAATCCTAATAGAAGTAACCTTATTATCTACACTAATAACTGCTTCAGCAGTAGCATTAATTCCACCTACAGGTGCAGTTGTCAATCCAACTGCTGGAGTTGATGCATAACCAACACCATTATCAGTCATAGTGAAATTAATAACACCCTTCTGTGAAGTTTCAATTAATGTAGTTGCAATAGCACCAGATCCTCCACCACCAACAAAAGTAACTTGAGGTGCAACTGTGTACCCAGAACCAGCATTTGTCAATACTATTCTTTCAACTGATGTTATATTTGATCTAGTTGTGGTGAATGCAACAGCACTTGCATTTACACCTCCAGATGGTGCATTTTCAATTACTATTGTTGGAGTTGCAGTAAATCCATTTCCATCATTAACTAGAGTAAGTTCTCTAATATATCCAGATGGCTGACTTAATCCAGCATTAGCAGTAGCAGTAACACCTGCTCCAATTAATTGAAGTGTAGTGATAAATCCAATATCTTCAACTGTTTTATCAATCTCATCAATTGAAGTATCAATATCCTCATCCTCGTACTCGAATAATTCACATTTAAGTTGATAAACATAATTCTTACCTAACTGATAGAAAGGTTCTTCATGCTCTACAAACTTAACCTCAAATAATCTACTTCCTAATGGAAAATATATTAAGTCTCCTTCTCTTGGTCTAGTATATACATCTACTTCATCATCTGGCAATACTTCTAAAAAGGCAGAGATAAAATCCTCAAACCTTTCTTTTGATATTGTTAGAGTTAATTCATCTCTTAAACTAACTCCAAATTTGGTCATTATATCTCCTTGTCCACCATATCCCTCATATGTGTTTACATATGCTTCAAGTAAAAAATTATCATCAAATTTAGATGCTGTTACTTCCTCAATGACGGTACTTCTATTCACCATTTTTCTTGGAATATAAGTTACCTCAACTCCATAAATCATTAGTTGTTCATTAATTAGATCCTGAACAAGTCTTTGCTCACTCTGAGATCCTTGTAGAAAGAAGGGATTTAATGCCATATCTTACTAACCTATTAAATCTAAAGGTGGTAATTCGTACTCTAAAGTCATCTTTGATTTAATAGCCTCTATTTCTTTTTCAGCATCATCATATATTTCTCTACCATTTAACTCAAGTCCACCTGGTAATTTAACACCACGGAACTTAATTAAATTCTGACCCCACTGCCTTTTAATTAATGCTGTCAAATATAATTTCAAGAAACTATCATTATAAACACCAGTAAATGTATCTGGATCTAATATCCTATAACAATCAATAATGAAGTAAGTATCTATTGACTGAGCTCCCCAATCAATATCAAGATAAAGTCTATCTTGTCTTTTATTATATCTAATCTGTTTATCAGTTGTTAGTAAATGATCAATATCTTCCAGATAACTTTTAGTCATTGCGTACTGCATTAACTCAATAGAATTAAATCTGTAAAGATCATTTAGAAATAATTGATATTTTATACTAAACATTCCACCAGATATTGAACTAGTATCAAACTTGAATACCTTTTCAATACCGATTACAGAGTCTGGAATTTGTATAAAATTAGAGTTTTCATAATAGGTAGAAGTTGTTGCAATACCAACTGAAGTTGCAGTAGTAGTTACAATACCTACACTTCTACCATCTGTATTATTAGCAATTCCCCTGTCTTTATCTTCTTGAGTGACTTTATGTTTAAGATACATTCTTTCAACACCATCAAAATGACGTTCTTGAAAGAGTTGTAATGCATCATCAACTAGATCATCTATCTGATCATCATCGACATTAATTTCCAGTACAGGAGCACCCAGCTTCCTTAAACAATAATCAACAAGTTGTTGTCTAGTTGCTGGTTTCGCCATCTTCCTCTATTTCTGCTAGTAGGTTATCGTACTTATCTTGCAATTCTGCTAGATTTGCAGTAAGTTCCTTTTTTTCATCAAAAAAATCTTGCTGCAAAGTACTTACCTTTGCTTCCAAAATTATATTTTGGTTGGTTAATGTAGCAATCTTCTGATTGTATATTTTAATCAAAGCATTCACATCAACGTCATTATTAGGATTGTTCATTGTTTAGAAGGTTCCCCCATCGAGAGTTGTTGTCCAAGTTGGAATACCAGAGGCATTTGTTGTCATTACATAGTTAGAAGTAGTTATACCACCAGCAGGGTTGACTGTTGAGGTCAATTTACCATTAGCATCAAAGTATGCAGCACCACTAGAGTACCAATCACCACCACTAGTAGTTCCTTGATAGTAGATTCCTTTAACATCTAAGAAACCTCTTGTACCAGATACCTTATCAGCAGTAATTGTAGCATCAGGTATATATGTCCAAGAGTTTGCTGGAGCATCACTAGTAGTAGTTGGTGCAGTGTCTAAGTATCCAAAGAAACCTTTCTTGTTATTAGCAGTACCAACACCAGTATTATAATTAAAAGAAATACCTTTGTCAGTATTGGTATCATAAGCATGAGTAATTGTTAACTGTGTATTAGTTGTAATTCCAGCAGATGTACCAGAAGCAATAGTAACAGTTTTTGCACCAGCATTATATCCAGTAATTGCTGTCGTAAGACCTCCACCACCAGGAGTTAATGCACTAGTTCCACCAATGCTATCACCAGTATTAATTCCAACTACAGAATCTAATACTATAGTTGTAGCACCAGCATTTGCTGCAGTTAATACAGTTCTCGTACTAGTTACATCACTTAACTCAAAAATAGCTTCGTTAACAGAAACTGCAGTTGAGTTAACTGTTGTAGTTGTACCATCAACTTGTAAGTCACCTTTTATGACAACAGTACCTTCATTACTTAGTCCATCGGGATATGGGTCAATGTATAGTGTATTACCACTAGTAGTTTTAATTAAGTTAGTTGCAATTCCAATGTTATCAATATGAGCACCTTGGAATAC